TTACTTTCCTTTTCTTTCAATCACTTGCGCGTCAAATTGGCTAACCTTTGACGAAGGTTTGCCACTTGATGCGTCTTGATTTGTTCCCGTCATCTTTTCCATCGCCTGCGCGGCGAGCCGCTTCTGATCGACCGCCTTCGTATAGAGCGCGACCTCTTTTAGGTTCTTATGGCCGCTGATCGCCGCGATTTGATGCACGGTGCAACCGGCTTCGGCCAAGCGCACGCACATCGCCTTACGCAGCCCATGCGCGCTCAGGTCCGCCGGCACGCCGGCCTCGTTGCAGCGGTCGCGAAACCAGTTCCCGAAGCCTGCCGCTGTGAACGGCCTGCCCGCCTGCGTGGTCAAGAAGGTCAGATGATCGCTCGGCGTCGCAGCGATAATTTCGGCGAGCTGCGGAATCATCGGGATTTCGAGAGGCTCGTTGGTTTTCTTCTGCCGCACGTACAAAAAACCGTTGCGGACATGCTGGCGGCCCATGCGAACGATGTCGCTGCGCCGCTGTCCGGTGAAAAGAAGGAGCCCGAAGGCAAGACGCGCCCGCGAGCCGATCTTATGCGCGGCCTCGAAGCGGGCGATGTGGTCTTCATTCCATGTCTTGTGCCCGTCGCTCTCGGTCGCTTTCAGGTTTTGGATTCCGACAGTCGGGTCGTCGGTCCGCATCCGAGCCTTGATCGCGACGGCGATGACGGCGCGCAAGGCGTTGAGAAAATGCTTCGCCGCGTGCGGGGTTTCGATCTTGGCGACGAGCATGTGCTCGATATGCCGGTGCTCTAGCGCCCGGATCGGCTTGTCGCCGTGTTCTTCGCGAAGTCGCTCTAGGATGCGTCGCCGCACCTGCCGGGTCGAGCCGCCAAGGTTCGCGAAGGGCACGGATTCGAAATAGATCGCCACGGCCGCCGCAATGGTCCCCGGCTTGGTCCGCTCGGCGCCGATCAGAACGGGCGCTGCCGCGCCCGCTAGCGCAGCCTGATAGGCCTCCATGAACGCAGCGGAGCCGGGAAGGCCCGGCAACGGAACCGTCTTGAAACCGGCGCGGCGAAAATAATGGCGCCGCGCGCCGTGTCGATCATGAAAGGCGTGGACGTACTGAAGTTTTAGGTGTGTCAAGGATTTCGTCCCATGGATTATTTTGCTCTTGCCCGTCTTCGCTTTCCACCGGATCGATGCTCATTTTTCCATCCGGCGCGACGCCGATGCGAACGTCGACACCGGCCTTTTTCGCTGCCTTGAAGGCCCGGGTAATATCACGTTCCTTGAACCGGCTCGGCCCTCTGCGCTTCGTTTCGCTCGCTGGGGCTTCTTCTTCCCAAAGTCCGATTGTCGCTTCCTCTGGCGTAAAAAACCAGACCCGGCCTTTTCTGCGTCCAAGGCCTCTTGCTCGCGCCAACTCGCGAATCTCGGCAACCTCTACCCCGTACCGCTGGGCGATCTCAATTTCGGAAAAATCGCGCGGAAACCCGCTTTTCTCGGCGAGCTGGCGATGTTCCTCGGCAAGATCGCGCCAGTCGACTTTCGCGCGCCCGTTCCCCGTCACCTGAAACACGGGCTTTCCGTCTTCGTCCAGAATGTCCGCCATGCGCCCCCCTTCAGTTCTCTGTGCGAGAGTATGCCACGCCCTTCAGCGGCGGTCGCTCGCGGGCTTGAACGGCCGGCCGCTGGGTTTGGTCGGCCGGCGCCGCGTAGACCGTCCCGCGAGCCCGCGCGCCATAAAGATCGGCTTCGTCGAGATCAGTCTCGCGGAAGGCGACCAGCTTCATGTCGCCGAGCCGGCCGCTCAAGTATGGCGTGCCGTTTTTGGAAATGCGCTCGAAAAGGCGAAAAAAGGGTGTCTTGTCGGCCATGGCGTCACGCCGCGACCAGCGAAACGCCGTCCAGCCTCACGCGCACAACGCTGTCGGTCGCCGCCGCCGGTTCGGTCGCGACGCCGATCTTGTAAAAGCCCGTCGCCGATTTTTTGAGAAGCGAGGTCGCCGTGTCGAAATAGACGCTCTCGCCCTGCGTGAAGGCGACGATCGAGTTCGGCTTCGGAAGCGCGAAAACGCCCTCGGTTTCAATCTCGGCATTTGTCCCGGCTGGCGCGTCATAAGCCGCGACGCCGAACAACGCGCCAATGACGACGGGTTGCCCCGATAGAAGCCCGCCGGCCGGCGCGACGACGGTGATAGTGCGGCCGGGTTGAATGTGGTTTTTCATGGCTAATCCTCTCTTTCGCGGGCCCCGCGAAGGCCCTTCGATGTTCCGACATAGGTGACGCGGCCGCCGCCTCCGGTCATGGCCGCGATGCGCCGCTGTAAGTCTTGTGCGGCCGCGTTCATTTCGGCGTCGCTTTTGTATTCGACGAGGCGCGAGACGCCGTTCGACGAGTAGGAAATTTGCCTAACGCCCCTCGCCCTCGCCGCGTTGAGCTTGTCGAGCGCCGATTGTAACGAGGCGAGATCGTCGGCCATCTCAGGCGCCCGGGTTGAAGTACCAGCCGCGATGGTCGATCCAGCCCGCGCCGAAGTCGAGGCGGATGCGAAACGCGACGCCATCCCAGCCGAACGGAAGCTCGCTCAGAACTTGCGGGCCGCTTTCGTCGGCAAGATGCGCGTATTCGATCCCGTCGATCTCGTTCACGTCGGCCGCGAGATACCAGCCGTTTCCGCTGATACGCGGCTCGACGACAAGCTGCAACGTCCCCTGAAACGGGTTGACTTCCGCGACCTGAACCGCGCTCAGGGTGTGCAAAACCTGCTCGGCCGTCGTCTCGATCGCCGGCCCGGCGATCAAAAATTTCGGCGTCGCGCTGATCGGCTCGCCGGAGAGGCCGGTTTGCGTCCGCATCGCCTGTCTTGCGAGTGACAAGCTTGCAACGCTGATCGCTGCCCCGCTCGCCGCGATGTTGTGATGCGCGGTGGAAAAGACAAGATTTCCATCGCCCATCGCCGGATTGCTTGTGAGAAGCGTTGCGAGGCTTCGCGCTTCAAATTCCGCCGCCGCCCGGCCCAACATGCGCGCCGGGTCGCTCAAGCCGCCAAGATTATCGTTGACGATGCTCTGACGACTGAACTTGATGACGTTTCCGAATGTGTCGAGCCTATAGGTCGCCTCGCCGTCATTCACCGTTGCCGAGCGAAACTCGCCGCTTTCGTCGAGCGGCGAGAGAGTGACGGGACCGTCGACCATGATCTTGTGTTTCAGGCGAAAATCTCTCGACGTCGAGAACCTTGCCGCCCGCTTGACGCCCGCCGGCGCCGCCGCGTAGCTCTGCCTCAGTTCCTTGTTGAGGAAATCGCCGAGCAGGAACTGAAAATCGCTTGCCGTCATCGCGCCGCCGGCCCGCGTCGAGATTCCGTTTTCGCAAGCGCGTTGCATGTCAAGCAGCGTCATCCTGTAGTACGGCCGCGCCGGCTCGCTCAATTGATGCTCGGGGTGCGCGCGAGCGAACAACGCTTCAGACATAAGCCCGCGCTGATATGTCGGATCATCGCCGGAAAAGCCGACGGTCGCCGTTGCGGTGCGGATCGCGCCGGCCCGGGCAGTCCGCTTCGTCATGAGATCGAAGGCGACCGCGCGGGCTTCCTCGACGGAGGAGCCGGCGTCAATCTGGGAATCGGCGAAGGCGCGATCGAGCCCCGCCAGCTCGCCGATGGATCGGATTTGCTCATTGATTTTCGCGCGGGCTTGAACGGCGGCCCGGTCCGCCTCTGTCGGCAAGGTCGCCGTTGTCTGCTCTGGCATGTTGATCACTCCACGAATGCCCGCCGCGCCGTCAGCGGCCAGCGGGACCAAACTTGCTTCCAGAAGATCGAGTTTCGTCGCCACCTTGGCGCGGCGGCCATCGGCGGTTTTGGTTTCGGCCCATGTCCGCACGCGATAGCCGATGCTCACGCCGAATCTTGCGCCGTCCGTCAGCTCGGCGGCGATGCGTTGCGCCAGCGGCGAATGCGCCGAGAGGGTCACGGTCGCGATCAGCTCGCCGGCGACGGTGCGAATGTTCGCGACGGTCCCGAGGATATGGTCGACGCTTTCGCGCTGATGACCGTCCAGCAATGGCACGGAGGCCGGCCATGCCTGATCGAGCGAAAGGACCTCGTCATAGGCCCCGCGCTGATCCATGCGCGGCACTGCGGCGCCGGTGGCGAGCACGGCCTCGAACTGCCGCGATTCGGGCTTCCAGGACGACGGCGGCGCCGACGATGCGCGGCGCAGAATGATTTCATGCTCTGTCATGGCGCGGCGGCCTCCGGCGCAAGATTTGTGTTGAAATTGAAGGCGAGCCCGAGCGCCGTCGCGCGCGCATTATCGGCCGCCAGTTCGTCGTCGAGTTCTTCCAAATCCCGCCCGCGTTCGGCGACAAGTTCGCGCCGCGATCGAAGCCCGGCTTGCAAATCGAGAAGGTCCGCTTGATGATCTTTCAGAGGGTCGACGGCGCTGAATTTCGGCGGCAAAAACGACACGGCGAGCCAGCTTTCCGGATCATCCTCGAAGCCCGGCGCGTCGATCCGGCCGGCGAGGATTTCGAGGGTCAACCAGCGCCGATAAATCTTGCGAAGCTGCGGAATGATGATCGAGGTTTGAGTCTGCTCGACCTTGCGGCGAAACTCGGAAATCGAGCTGCGAAGGCTCGAATAATTCGCATTCTCCAAATCGCCCGAAATGATCTCGTAAGGCGTCCCGGTTCCGCTCGCGCACGCCCTTAACTGGTCCCGCAAAAAACCCACGGTTTCGACGCCGATTTGCGGTGGCTGCGCGAAGGTGATGGACTCCCCGGGTTGCAAATTGACCAGCGCGCCGGGCTCCATCGTCGCTTCGCCGCGCGGCGATTCCGGCCCGAGCGGTTGCCCGTCTGCCACGGTCGTAAATCCGCACATCATCGCGCTAACGCGCGCCCTCATGGTCAGTCCGTCCGCGACGCTGTCGAGATCGTTCAACCTCAGCAAAACCGGCGAAAGCCAGCTCAACCCGCGCACGATCCCGACGTGATCTTGCCTGAAAAGATGAATGTAGTCGGGCGTCGGGATGCGATCGGTTTGCAAGCTCGGAAAGTCCAGCGGCAAGCCGGGCGGCGAGTGATAGACATGCAGCGCGACGCGGCGCAATTCGGCGTCATATTCGATTCCGTCGACAATCCAGCGGCCGGCCGCGAGGTCGGACGAAACGGAGGCGACTTGCTCACTTGCAATCGCCTTCAAGCGCAGCTCGCCGCGATAGTCAGTCGCGAAAACCAAGAAGCCGTCGCCGGTCAGGACCATCGAGCGGACAGCCAACGCCTGCAGCCCGCCGAAATTGGTCAATTCGTCATGATCGCAGCGCTCGCACCATTTCGCGAAAGCCGCGTCGATCAGCTCGGCGCCGTCCGGCGCCTTGGAGCTGGCCTTGATGCCCGGCCCGATCAGGCTCGAAACCCATGCGTCGACGATCGCCCTCGCGTGCGGCTGATTGGCGTGGGCCCCGCGCGCCCTGCGCATGATTATGGTGCGGCTCGCCAGCGCCGCGCTTGGCGGGTTCGCCATCTCCGTTGCGTTGCGAAAGCGCCGGCCGCCGCCGGCCGCCTCAAGCCCCATCGAGCCGCCGAAGCCGAAGCCCTCGATCGAGCGCACGAGCGGCGCCAGAACCTTGCGGGCGAACCATCGCGCTTGCTGTCGCAACATGGTCAGTCGGCCTCGCACAATTCCGGCCCGGCGCCGCGCGCCTTAACCACCTCGGCGACCCGAGAATCAACCTCGGCGAACAGTCGCGTAACGTCGATCATGCACTGAAAGCCGAGCTTAACGAGCGGGCCGATGTCGATCTTCGTTCCGTTTGGGCCGCCGAAGTCGACCAACGTGCAGGAAAGCGTCACATCCTTGCGCATGAACGCGATAAAATGTTTGTCCGCATCGCGCGCCCAGACGTGCGCCGGGGCGCTGAAAATGTCGGCGCCAAGCTCGTGCCGGCGCTGTTCGTGCAGCTTGAAAATAAAGAGATCGTTTTCCTTTGCAGACCAACCGCCGCGCTTCAACGCCGTCGTGCGCGCGGCCTTAAATTCGGCACGGCGCTCCTCGGCCGCGGCCGGCGTCATCGGGTCGCCGCCCCACAAAAAATGATGCAGCGCGGTTCTCAGTTTCGCCAGCGCGGCGGGGCGATGCGCCTTCGGCGTCGCCGGATCAAGTTCTCGGTTAAACACCGCGAACGCAGCAATCATGTAGGCGTCGATCAGGTGATACCGGCGGGGCTCCGCCGCGCCGCCCGGCATCGCCGCGACAAGCGGGATTTTGTGCCGGCTCACGATCTCGCGAATCATTGAGGGGAGTATCTTGCCGGCGAAGGCAACGCCCAATTCATGGATCGTGAAACTTTCGCGCTGAAGGTCATCCACCAATTTCGGGCGCGCGAAGGCTTCGGCGCCGATTCGGTCTAAAACATCATCATCCGCCATCCGAAGGCCCCGCCGTTGGGTTGAGTGTCAAGGCGCAATGGGGCCAGCACTCGCGGCTGGAGTCAAGTCATTGTTTTTATTTTGGATTTCCTTTTTTTTCGTCGGACTCAAAACCGCTTTTCGCTCAAGGATTTGGCGCTGTTTTCGGCGTCAATAAGGAGCGAAAAACCGCCATTCTGATGCAACGGCGGTGCGCGCCTCGAACGCCTCTTCGTCCAGTTCGGCGAGCTTTTGCCAGCGCGAGGATTGCGTCTTGGTTACGCCAAGGTCGGTCAAGGTCGATTTTTGTAGAGGGGTAGCCACGGGCGACCCCTCAAGCGTCGGCGGGATTTCAGCGGTAACACCGCGTGACCGCTGACTTGGTTTCGCGCGCTCGCCGCGCGCCGCCATTTCCTTTAGCAGCGCGCCGGCCTTGCGCTCGGCGCGCAGGTTATAACCCCTCCATCCACTTCGATCGCACCACGGCCGGGCGGGGCGGCGCCGTTGGCCGCTTCAGACGTTCGGCCTCGATCTCCAGCCGCAGCCCCGATGCCTTCAGCCCCTCCAGCGCCGCCATGCAGAGAATCCTGCAATCCAGCGGCTCATTGCGCGCGCCCTGCGTCTTCGTCCATTCGCGCCGCGCGACGCCCTTGAAAAAGCGCCGAATCGGCCTTTCGCTGGTCAGGCCGGCGAACCACGTCGCGTCCCGCCCAACCGGAAAATGACAGCGCCCGGCGCCATCCTCGATCCGCAGCCGCGCCGCCAAGGCGTCCTTGAGCGTGTCGACGCCGATGATGTAGAGCGGCGTCACGCGGGTTCTGCCAACTTTGACGGGCTTTCGCGGCCATGCCGGACCCGGCCGCGAGCTGCCCTTCGTCGCCCAGATCGAGCGCGCGCCCTTGTCGCGAACATAGTTGTATACGTCCTGCGTATGATGCCCGCCGGAGTCGATGCAGGCGGCGCGGATTGGCAGGCTTTGCCCGCTGGCGTGCGTCACGCGCTCGCGCAGAAGCGTGTCAACCTCTTGCCATAGCTCCGCCCCGGCCGGGTCGCCGTAAATGACCTGATAGTCGAGCGACCAGCTTTCGTCGCCGAGGCCAAAGCCGCAGATTTCGACCTCGCAACGATCGTCCTGAACGTCGACGCCCGCGACGGCGACGACGACGCCAGCCGGCGCGCAATCGCCCCATGATTCGGCTCGCCGCTGCAATTCGCCAACGGGCAGGCTTTGCGCTGCGACATCCTCATAGGGCTCGCCAAGCATCAAATTCTGCCACGCCTGAAGCCGCGGCGGATCGCCTCGCGCCGCGCCATGCTCGATCGCGACTTCAGCCCAGGTCAAAAACGGCGAATAGAGCGCGCTGATGTGAAAGCTGGCGGTGCGCTGATCGCCGGGCGCGGTCGCGCGCCACGCGCCAGAGGCCAGGAGCCGCGCCTTGTCATGCTCGTGCATGATCCCGCCGCAGGCCTCGCAATGCAGCTCGGCGCCCTCGCGATGCCCTTCAGGCCAGCGGATATTTTTCCACTCAATCGGCGCGAAGGCGCCGCAATGGATGCAGGCGACCTCGAAGCGCCGCTGATCGCCTTCGAGATAGGCCTTTTCGATGCGGGAGACGCCCGCCACGGTCGGCGTCGACGCCATGAAGATGCGGCGCCGGCCCTTGAAGGTCTGCGCCCTCGCGATCGCCAGCGCGACCGGGTCGCCCTCGCCGCCGCAGTCAGCCGGATAAGAGTCGACCTCATCGAGGCACAGATAGCGCGCTGGCGTCGAGCGCAACGCCGCCGCGGAATTCGCGCCGGTCAAGACCAGCGTACCGCCCGGAAAGCCTTTGACGAAGGCGCTGTTATAGGCGTTCCGGCTCCGCGGCGCTGCGATGCGCTCACGCAGGACGGGGCAGGCCTCGATCATCGGGTCGAGCCGCGTCCGCGCGTTCCGCCGCGCCATGTCGAGCGACGGCATCACCATCAGCGCCAGCCCCGGCGCATGGGCGACGATATACCCGAGCCAGTTCAGCCCGCATTCGGTCGCGCCGAGCTGGGCGCCCTTCATCAAAACGACGCGCTCGAGCGGCGCGCCCGTCGACAGCGCGTCCATGATGCCGGCGAGATAAGGCGTGCGCGACGTGCGCCACGGCCCCGGCTCGGCCGATGTGCTCGGGAGCTGCCGATATTTGTCGGCCCATTCGGACACCAGAAGCGCCGGCTCGGGCGCCAGCGCGGCGCGCCACGTCTGATCAAGCCATGCCGGTTTCATCCGATGGCCCTCCCCCCATGTCGAGCGGCCGCTCAGACAGGCTTTGCAGATTCTGGCGCACTTCCAATTCAAGCGCCGCGTAAAGCTTGCCCGCATCGACGCCAAGCGCGCCGGCGAGCCGCCCCGACGCGGCCGACGCCCAAGCCAGCCAGGCGTCGCGCTCCATTCGCCCACGATCCGTCAGGAAGCGCCGCACCACGGCCTTATCGACAAGTTCGCCGCGCGCCTTGGCCAGATCGAGCGCGCCAGCGGCGATCTTTTGCGCCTCTCGCTCGCGCCGCAGATCGGCAAGCGAGGCGTCGGCCGTCGGCGCCTTCGTCCCCCAATTTCCCTTGCGCGTCTGGTCCAGATTCTTCGCCAGCCACGCCCGCCCGGCCTTCGGGTCGATCTTGCCGCCCTCGATCGGCAGGCCCTCCGCGATCACCCTGCGCAACCGCGTCTGGCCAAGCCCGTTCTGCCTGCCAAACTCCGCCTTTGAAATCAGCACTTTAGCGCGCATATTTAAGGCCTCAGTCTAGCGATGTTTCGGGAGCTGCGGCTCCCGCGCACATTCCGCCGGAGAGGACCCGCGCCCCGGGAGGAGAGACCCCGCCGTCTTGACGGTTCACCATGGCGCGCCCTCATTGCAGCGGCCTTTCGATCCAGGCGCCGACGATGGCGTCGCCTCGAAACCACTCTCTTTCGATCTCGATCTCGTCGATGTCGGCCAGATCGAGCAGGTCGAACGCGGCGAGGATGATCTGCAGCTCGGCCGCGTGCGGCAGGCGGCGCACCAGCGAATAGAGGAAGCGCGCCGGATCGACGTCGTCCTGATCGATGCTGGCGATCTCGGCCGACGTCGCCAACCTCATGCGATAGACGCGGTCAGGGTGCGCCCTGAACCAACGCCAGTCATCGGGCTGCGTCATCGTTTCCCCTCCCCGGAGTTCGCCGCGATCAGCAACCGGCCCGCCTCCGCCTCGATGGCCGCCACCAAGGGCGCAACCCCAGCGTCAAAATAGACGCGCCGATAGCCGCCGTTGACGTCCCGCACAAGCCGCCAGTCGACAGGCTCGCGAGAGGCGATTTCGGGGCGATTTTGGGCCGCCCGCGCTTTAAAGGCCTCGATTTGCATGTTTGGGCCGCTTGGCGGGGCTTGGCTGGGCTCAGGACAAGGGACAGGCGGCGGCGGTGCGAGCCTTTCGCCCGGCCCTAGGGAAGATGTTATAGATGCTATCCTTTTGGACAGTCTTTTTGCCGGCTCGCCAGAGGGAGCGGAGGCGTCGCCATTTCCCCGCGTGCTATCCTTTTGTGGCCTTGCCGTGCTATCCTTTTGTGGCCTTGATTCTGTTTTTTCCCCGGCGGCCGGGTGCCAGTCTGGCGGACCGTCGACGGTGCCGACGAAGCGAAGCCGGTAAAGGTTCGCCGGCGCAAATTTGCCGCGCGGCCTGTCCCTCGCGACGGCGAGCAGCCCGGCCTTTTCCAGTTCGCGGATCGCCTTGATGACGTGCTTTTGGCCTTTGCCCGGCCCGGCGAGTTGGCGCATCGAGACGCGAAGCCTGCCGTTTTCCCTGTACCAGTGCCGGGCGTTTTCGATCAGCAGCCTGTCGAGGACGCGGCGAGCGCCGAGACTGAGGTCGCGCCACGCCTTGCTTTCCAGCACGTCGAGGTAGACCCAAGCGAAGGCCCCGCTCTGGTCTTTGCGATGCTCTGGCTTATAGGCGGTCAGGCCATAGAGCCGGCCGGACGGCAGGAGCGGATGCTTTTGCGGCTCGCGGGTCGACCAGATCAGGCCGGCGGTTTCCAGTTCGTCGGAGGCGCCGCCGATATATTGCCGGGTGACGCCGAACGCCACGAAGTCCGCATGCGAGACGCGAAGCGCGCCGTTTTCGATGCCGCCGCAGCGGTGCAGCTCGATTGTGAGCCGATCGAGAATGCGCCGGGCATTGATTGAGAGGCCGCGATAGGCCGGATGCTCAAGGGTGTCGAGAAAGAGCCGGACCCATCGCCGCTTTGGCTCAGCCGGCGCATAGGCGTGCGCCTTTGCCACCTCTGTATTTTTGCGCGACGGCACGGGCTTCGGCGGCTCGATCCATTGCCTTTGCATCTTGTTGAGGTCGCGGCGCAGCGATTCCTTGCGGCGCGCCTTGGCGCGGGTTGCGCTCGATGATTGCAAATCAGGCCCACGGCGCTTATCCTGCGCAGTGAAGGATTCGACCCCCTTCTCTAGTCCCTTTGGCGCGTCCCAGCTCCCCGGCTGCGGGCGCGCTTTCTTTTGGGGCGGGTCGGCGCCGGGGTTTGCCAGCCCGCCAGAAACCCTTTTGAAAACAATTGGCGCATTTGCCGGGGGTTGCCAGCATAACCCATTGTTATTGCCGGAATCGTCCAGTTCCTTCCGGGACGCCAT